TATGGTAATATCTGGAGCAGGAGCACTTTGCTGAACCTCTCCAAATATTTCTGCAATACTTTGACCTGCTTGTAATTGTCTTACCTGATTAATTAGTTCAGGATTTAACATTATCCCATCTCTAATCGGTAATCCTCTTTTTCGCCTTTCAGCAATAATTATATCCCTAGGGCTAGTCGGTCCTCCTTGCTGGAACATCTGTCTTTGAAGTACATTCATATTAACCTTTAAATGTAATTTCCTTGAGGAGGAACTTGTTGGAATCCGCCTTGAGGTACTTGCTGAAATCCACCTTGCTGAGGCATTTGTTGATAAGGGTTATATTGGCCAAAAGGCATCATTTGACCGTAAGGAACCATTTGTCCTTGAGGTTGAAATCCTACAAACTGTCCTTGTCCTTGCCCTTGTCCCTGTACGTTAACAGTTTGAGTTGGGGCAGGCGCTTGTTGCTGAGGAGCCAAAGATGCAAAAGTTCCCAAGCCTGCACTTAAAGCAGTTTGTCTTGGATCATCTGGCATGCCGTATTGTTTTGTAATTTGAGCCTGTCCTGAAACATATTTAGGAGCAAACCCTTGAATAAATTTAGTAGCTTGTAAGGGGGCTTGTCTTTGCGCTTGTTGTTGAGCAAACTCTCTTGCAAGTCTTTGTTCTTCGATTCCTCGCTGAACGCCTCCTAAACTTCCAAGTTGAGCAATATCTTGAGATCTTAATCTTTGACCTGTTTGTCCTAAGCCAATCAAGTCAGTAGCAAATCCTCTTTGGGCAGATGATAAAGCTCCCCCAAAACCTGATTCTAGCTGAGCTGCTGATCTCGCTCCAGATCTAATATCTCGTAATTCTTGTAAGGCTCTATCTTGAGCAGTTTGGAATCCTCCAGATCTAATTCTTGACAAAACATCTCCCAAGCCCCTTCCGAAAGCTCTTTGTCTTTCTCCTGCTGTCAATCTAGCTCTTGAACCAAAAGCAGATTCTCCGCCTCTGGCTATATCGGAAGCCCTTTGTTGTATATCTTGCTGAGCTGCTGCTTGTAAAGCATCATCTATTGTTCTTTGTACGACTTGTTGTTCAAATGGGTCATAAAAAGATCTAGCCATTCTTGGATCGTATTGCATTGTTGAAAGCCCTAGATAATCTCTAGCTGATAATCCTGGAGCTCCAATACTAGAAGCAAGACCTCCTAATCCAGATGTAAGTGACTGTTCGGCTCTTCGCAAAAAAGGTTGATAAGAACCAATTCCAGATCTTGCTAAATTTCTTGCTAGTTGTTCATCTGCGGTTAGTCCTGCAGTTCTTTGCAAGATAGCAGGTTGGTCTAAAAATGCTTTTTGCGCAGCATCTGTAGCCTGAGCGATTAATCCTGGAGTATCTGTTGATCCAAAATACAGTTCTCTTACTGCCGGATCAGACAATACATCGGTTCTTCTTAAATCATCCAAAACAGGATTTACAGGTAATACCATTAAACCGCCTCAAACATATTCATTAATTCACGCATATTTTCTACGCCTGCTTCTCTTGAAGCATCTCCGCTTTTAATTAGCTCAATTCCTTTTGGAGTTTTTTTGGTTTCGTATGCGCCTGCTCCGCGTGTCGCTTTAGCAGTCATTACAAACTCGCCATCACTTAACATCGCTGGGATATCATCGGAAGTTCCAGTTCCTGGCCCGATTGATTCTCCACCTTGACGCATATCAAGCTCTTCCATCATTACAGCGCCACCTTCAGCAAATTTAAGTGCTTTAGGGGCTGGCCCTAAACCAAACTCTTCCCTAGTTCCGCCAGTTCCTAAAGCTTTAGAAAGTTGATATCTTCCTAAAGCATCCATTGTTACTGCTGGTGTTTCTGCTAAACCGCCTTGCCTTTCTTTAGCGGCGTCGTAAGCAAGTTTTCCAGCAAGTAAACCAAGACCTCCGGCTCCTAAAGCAGAGAACTTTCCGTCCTCAACCAAAGAACCGCCTACACCTTTTATCATGTCTTCGATTCTTCCTATTCTGCTTTGTCCTTTACCGGTTTCTTCATCATAATCTTTACCTCTACCGAATCCGAATCTTCCTTTAATAATGTCCTCTATTATTCCTATTCTGCTTTGACCTTTGCCTGTTGTTGGATCATATTGAGAAAAACTTCCCTGAGATGGTCGGCTTAAACCTGTATTAAATACAGCAGGCATAAATCCGCCTTGCTGTTGAGGATAAATCATTCCGCCACTAAATCCTGGAAATCCTTGATTCGATACGTTTTGGAAAGGATAAAACTGTTGTTGTTGCATACTTGGTTGAATCATATTTCTGCCAATTTTTTGCGCAGCTCCACCAGGAGTGAACAAACCGCCTATACCTTGTCTAATGGCATTTCCCCCAAACTGTAAAGCGCTGCCAAGACCTCCCATGCTTCCGCCTGTAATTGCATTTCCAACACCTGAAAGTCCGGGTATCTTACCAACAAAGCTTCCTATTCCTGCTGCTGCTTTTCCTAACCCAACTTTACCAAGTAAAGATCCGCCGACAGCTCCAAGGGCTTGGCCTACGCCAGGAATAAACATCGCAACAGGTGCAACTTTTTTTACAACCTTTTTAATCTTTTTAAATACTTTAGACAGGAATCCAAACTCAGGTAAACCGGTTAAAGGATTCAAATCCATATCGCCATTTCCGACTACGAATTGATTCGGATCAACGCCGTACTTGGAAATAGATTTTCTGATTAAAGTATTTAAGAAAGGATCGTTGCGTAAAACTTCTGCAGGGATAACCATCTCGTCTGGCGCAACGTGCGCAAGAATAGTATCCTCGTTTCTCCCCAAAGCAGCAATACCTTGTAAGTCTTGTTTTTGTATTTCGTTTAGCATATTAATATAACCTATATGTTAGCATTTTTAAGGCGTCGATACAGTAACTGAGCCTAATCCAGTTGTAGCAGAAAGTCCTGTCAGATAGGTGCGATGAGTCGTTAAATCAATAAACTCTGTACCGTCAAATACCTGCAATACTTCTGTAGTCGTATTGAATATTAGCGTGCCAATATTAAAGTTTAATTGATCACGTTCAGTAGTCGATAATTGCAAAGTATTATCGGGGTCTACTGCTCCTAAGTTTATCTCTAAAATACGTACAAGTCTATTAAAAAGATCGGCAGAAACATACTCACCTTGCGCTAGAGGCAGCTGAGTTGGCAGTAATTTGCTCATCTTCTACCGTCTTGTCGGATGTCTAATCTGGTTGCCCCCAATCTCCAACCTATTCCTAAATTACCGTCGTTGCTTGCGTCATCATCTGATTCAATCCTTAAAGCAACTTGACGACCTCTAGCTCTAATATTGACTTGTCCGGTATTGCTTTGAACGGCACTTGTAGAGCTGGCTGACAAAGATTGTCCTGGATTATTTCTGGTTTTGACAACAACGTTGACTGAACAGTCGTTGCTGTTTTGTAAAAACTTAATATCTGGAATCATACGGCGAATAAATTGAAAACTTTCGCCGTCGCCAATATCAAAGTCTGAACTTTCAATAAAAACATTTGTCATCGGCGAGCCGTCAGCGTCAAAACCAATTTCTTGCTGATATAAATAACCATTTTCAACTGCTCTTGGATAAGATTCGATTCCAGCATCTAACCAAGCAGTTCTTTCTAGTTGTCCGTATGTCCAAACTTTTTCTTCGTAATTGTAGATTACGTATCGATCAACTTCGTTTGAGGATGAAGAAGGATAGAACCAACCCACTTCGTTTTTATCCATAATACTGAACGCATGTATTTTAAATGCTTGTTCTTGGTTAATATCGCTAAATACGTAATTTAAAACAGTACAAGGTATTTCTTGTACTGATCCGTTGTAAATATAAAAACTATTGGTATCCATCCAATACACGCCGCCTGGAGCAGAAATGCACGCTTTAGGGCCAATCATTCCAGTATTTTGGTTAATTAAGTTAACAGCAAATGTGAAAGGCGGTCCTACAAACTGCATGCTGTATAAGGATGTGTCAGTCCAAATAAGTATTTCTTGTCTAGCTTTACAAGCGCCAATAATTTCTGAGCCAGCGGATAATCGCAAAGAACCGGCAGTATTGGTAATTAAAGGCTCAAACTCTAACTCGTTTTCTTGATCAGAAAAAGCAATAAACATCGGATCTACGGTACCTGTTCTAGCCGTACCGCCTGTATTTAAAGGATCAGCGCCGAGAACAATAAGATGCCTATCTTTTTCAGATGTAATTGTTTGTAAGCCTACAGTTGGGACTAAATTTGCGCCTGATCTACCTGATAACTCAACAGCCCTAGTATTAAGACCGTCATTTTGAATCCATTCGTAAATACCACCACCTCTAGGATTGATGATTAAATTTTCGCCAAAGTTATCATGTGTCCATAATCTAAGCTGATTTGAGGCAGATAAAGAGGTAGAAGAACCCCAAGCTCCTGAACCCCAAGAACCAACACCCCAACCTGTAGAAGGAACGAAAACATCCAATCCTGTATTGATTTGATACTTACCAACAACAGAACTACCGCCGTTTCCTGTATCTGAAGAGTTTGCAGTTACGGTTGAACCACTTGTGTCTTTTGCTTCAATAGTATATGAGTTTGCGTTTACAATCGTAGCGATTTGATATTCTTGGTTTAAAACAGTAGCAGTAATATTGCCACCTAAACTTGCTGCGCCTGAAAAGGTAACAAAGTCGTTTTGTACTGCGCCATGTGCGGTATCAGCGACAGTAATTGTCGCATCTCCATTTGACGCAGAAAATGTTACATCTCCTGCTGCGGTTGTAAGCCTAATCGGGGTAATATCGTTAAAGGTTGTACCTTCTTGTATGTAATACTTTAAATGTGTTCCAAGGCCCAAATACTTTTCACCTGAATTAGCAATCCAAGCATGCAAAGCTCGGCAAGTTCCTAAAAAAGTATTGGTTAGAAGTTTTGCCCATCCACCAAATTTTTCAGGTCTACCCTTTCTAAATCTAACCAAGTTAACGTCAAACCAACCGCCCTCGTTATCGTAGTCGGTTCCTTCTCTGTTTACCCCTGGTCTAAATATCGCTTTTTGTAGTGGCATTTATCGGTTCCAAATTTGGTATTTTATTTATTTCTAATAAAGCATTTATTAATGATTCTTCTGAATCAATTTTTTTTAAAGCTTCCAAGCTTTTAGCGATAGAGTTTTGAACTTGGTCAAATGGCAAGAACAAAACCTTATCTATTGGTAAGGCAACAAGACAAAAAATATCGACTTGCCCACTTCCATATCTTAGCATTTTATTTTTTCTTTTGTTATCTGCGTTAGATCTAAAATCCCAACGATAATAGTCAGTACCGTCTTTTTTATAAAGACTATTGGTTGTTTTTACTTGAATTTTATAAAGTTGACCTTGATGGTCAAGTATTAAATCGGACTTATGGCCTTCGGGTGCGATTATTACAGAGTCGCAAAAACGCATCAAATATGAAGCTGCTAGATATTCACCTGCAAGTGCTACCCTCGCAGAAATATGTGACATGTAGACTCCTATATATGTCGCCAGTCTTTGCCTTCAAAAAGTAAAGCTTCTGCTTCTCTTCTCCGTACTAGACCTTCTAAAACCTTGCCCCCAGCTTTATTCCATCTTTTTATTTGGTTTGGTGTTTCTTCGTATTCACCATTATTTAGTTTTCTTAAAAGCGTTGAGCGCTTTAGATTAGCTGGACCTAGGTTATAAACCCAACTACATAAGGCATCAAATTGTTGCTGGTTTAAAGGAACATGCACATAATCATTCACATAACCCTCATACTCTTCTTCAAGCTCACGCCACAACATAAAGTCTGCTTTTTCTTTAGTCCACTTATCACCTTCTTGCACATCTTTAGTATGACCATAACCAATTGTCCAAACATCTACTGCGTCTTGATAGGCGATAGCGTTGCCTTCGTCATCCGTTGGGCAACCCTCAAAATGCTTGATAAGCTCGAGCCCTTCTTCAGAGATGTGCATAATTATTTTTTGTTGGACGATCCAAAATAGAATGATATAACTGCGGTAGCTATACCAGTAATAGATCCAATTACCAGCATGACAATATCGTCACTTGAATCTGGTTGAGGATAGAGTGTGACCATACCTATATAGCCAAAAAAACCTACAAGACAAAGAACACCTAAAAACTTCGGAGTCCAGTCATTACTAAATTTATCTCTAGCATCTTGAACGTCTTTAGTTTCTAATCTGTAGATATCAACATCAAGTTCTTTCATTTGAACTTCAAATTCTTTTTCAGCTTTCTTTAACGCCATCATTTGTTCAGAGGTGATGTTGTTCATCGCTGATTCTATAGATTTGGGATTGTTAGGTACACCCAGTACAGAACTAAGTATTGAACCAGCCTGGCCTCCTAACGGTCCGCCTATAGCCGCTCCTAATGTTGGAGCTAAAGCACCTAGAATTGATTTAAGTTGTTTCATATTTGAGTCAGTATAAATCCTAAAAAGGTCAAAGCCAAAGTGCCTGTACCACCTAAAACTATATTTCTAACAAAGTGTATATCTTTATCTAGTTTTTCTAATTGATTAAAACAAGTCTTCCAACGTTCAGCACACTCAGTTTCATGCCTGACTAACTCAGTATGAACGGTTGCTGCAGTTGGCTTAGACATTACTCAACAAACCAAGACTTAACTTTGCTAACCCATTCAGGTTTGTTTTTCCAAATAACCGCACCTGCGATTACTAAAACTAATAATATTCCTAAAAAATATTCCATATTTATTCTTCCTCTTTTGTTTGAAGTTCATCTGTTTGTTTGTCTACATTCTCAACAACAGTATCTACTACATCTTGTGTAGCATCTGCAACAGTATTTACAACGCCACTTACATCATTTAAAGCGGCCTCTGTTAGATTGCCTGCGGTTGAAACTGTGCTATCAATAACACTTGATCCTAGATCAATACCACCATCAATAACCGCACCAACAGTTGCACATGATGCCATAAAGAATGTCAAACCTAATAAAATATAATTTTTCATAAAATACTCCTATGAACTTGGTGGGGTTGGAAAAGTAATAGTAAGTGCTGCTAACTCGTCTACTGTTGATACTGCGTCGATTGCATCCCTAGCGTTACCTGCAGCAGTTCTTACCGCTACTCTATAATCTAGCCAATCTGAGGGTATCGCTTTTGAACTTTCTGCATTTCTTACTACCATCCAATCACTTGGTAATAAAAGACTGTAGGCTTGTCCATCTACATCCTCTTTATGTTGTGTTTTTAATCCAGGATAAGTAGTGGTTACGCTACCTACAGTTTTAGTATAGTCGTCTAAACTTTTAGCGGTCGCAGTTCCATAAGAAGCAGTTACCGTATTAGCACTAGAATCATAATCAAAACTTTGATTAGTATTAGTGTAATATTCGGGGTTTTTATAATTACTATTATCTTCTATAACTGGATATATTCCTATAGCTTTCAGCTCTGTATCTGACCAGAGCGTCATTATATTTGACGGATATTGTATATCCGCTATTTTTACTTGTTCAGGATTATAAAAAATTTTTGTTATACTGCCTGATTCTACTAATGCCCACATAATTTTTATTCTACCTCATAAATTGTTTTTTACCTAGCTGTCCCTGGAACACCACCAGAAGATACAAACGGGTTTTCAGCAAAACTCATAAATATATATTTACCGTTATTTACATTAATTTGATGTCCGTTGGTAGCTCTTAATTTGAATCCATTACTTAAAAAATCAATACTCATGTCTGTAGCATGATAGCCTTCAGCTTCAGCTAAATTAGGTGTTAACCTTCTATTAACTACATTTTGAGGGTTAACAGAGCCATTATATAACCTCCAATGATACCCTGTTGTGTCTATCCTTCTAATTAAAAGCCAAGTAGGTTTATGGCCAGTATAAACGAAGCTACCTTTTGTGTTGCCATTTCCGTAGTAAGTTCCAAACTTAGAAAATCCTTGCTTCTCAGTAAAACAATAGGCTATGTAATTGTACCCACCATTAACAGCAAAGTCTGTCCCTACTCCAAAAGTAGAAGATGTAACACCTGTAATGTAGTTTGTGGTTGAATTATATGCAGC